GAAGAAAAAGTTGATGAGGAAAAAGTAGGGCCGAAAGAAGAAGAATTACTTTTAGAAAAAGTAGGGTCAAAGCCCTCAAAAGAAGAAGAAATCAAGGAAGAATATACATTATTAAAAAATAATGGTGGTAAAATTACTATTAAAGTTCTAAAAGATTTATTACAAAGATTGAATATTAAATCTTCAGGAAAAAAGGAAGAGTTGCAAGATAGAATTGAAAACTTAATTAACGCTTAAAAACACGAAATACTTTTAGAATGATTAATATTAGAATTAATATACAAAAACTTAATAAATAGTAAATATAAGACTGATATTTAAAATCAGAAGGGGTTTGAGTTTCTTTTATTTTATTACTTCCAATTATATCTTCATTACTGGCTATATTATCAGTATTACAAAAATTTTTAACAACACGTTTACCTGCGATATCTATTCCTGCAAAATCATAAAATTCTTGAATGGTTCTAACTTTACCTAAACCATAAATTGCCAGTGACGTGTCTAAATTTATGTATTTATTAGTTTGAATACCTGGACTATCGTCATTTTTATCTAAACCAAGATAATGTTTCACTTTATTAAAGGCTGTCATATCAGAATAATATGGATTATCCGTCCATATTTTTGGTTTATCTTTTCTTGTATATTCGTGAAATATTATATTTTCAGATGGTGTAAAAATATCCCATCCGTTTGTAAAAAAACGAATACTATGTAAAATTTCCTCACCTACAAATAAGTATGGTAAATCAGGATCAAACGGTAATTCGTTAAGAAAATTAGATTCGCAAAAAAACATACCTCCAGCTAGATGTGGTGTTTGATATACTTTATTATTCGTATTTATTTCACGTGATGCTAAAAATGAAATCATACCCCTTTCATTAAAAAATGATTTACACATTCTTGGAACATTATATTTGTGCTCTTCTGTATATTTTTCATAATTTTTAGATTCGCGCGGATAATAACTAATAACAGGTTTTAGTGATAATTTATTTTTTTTTATAGATTGAATCATATTAATACAAATAGTATCCCAACCCTTTACAAATTTCGTATGACTATCAATTTGTAAAAAATATTGTTCACCATTCCAAAGTGTACTACATAAATATCTAGCATAAGTAGGTCCTTTTGCTTCATAATGCGGTATTCTTATTATTCGAACATTATTTTCTAAAGGCGTGTTTATAATAGCCGAAAGACAATCTGTATCTTCTGTAGAATTATTCTGTTGACAAATACCAACGAAAATTCTATTTGGATTTTCTGCCATTTTGAATAATGAATCCAGGGTATCAGTACATACATCATCTCTATAACTAGCAATAGATACAAATATACTATTTTCTTTTAACAACACCATAGCTTTATATATATTACTTTAGAAAAAGTAATATCAAAAATCAGAGTTTTAAAAAAAAATGATTTAAAATTTGCATATATATATAATATATGTTATTCAGATTAGGTAGCGACAAAAAAGATAGCGACAATAAAAGCGACGAAAAAAATGACGAGATACAATTTAATGTTACCTTAGAAGCTAGTGATAATCCGCAAGTGACAAAACAATGTTATGGTTACAATGATAAATTAAATATTTGTAGAAATAAGATTGACAATATTGATGGTGATAGTTGGAAAAATGTAAGATGGTATATTAACGTATATGATTTTCAGGTAAAAGATCCTATTATTAATCGTGCTTTTTATAAATATTGGGAAATTATAAACGAATTTGAAATTTTTGAAGATTATGATGAGACTCAATTGATTTTACATTGTGCAGAGGCACCTGGTGGATTTATACAGGGTACTAATATTTATTTACAAATCGACAGACTTCCATCTGTTACAGTTAAAAAACGCAAACCAGAAGTTGATGATCAAGGATTTACAACTGTAGTGACAAAACGATGTAAACATAAAACGAATTATAAAATTTGGACAATTTCATTAAATAAAGATTTACCACAGTATAGAAATTATAATTTGCCTAGTTATAATAAAAATATCATAAATAAATATCTATGTGTTAGTTACGGAAAGGATAATACTGGTGATATTAACAATTTAGAAAATATTAATCACATTAAAAATACAGCTGAAAAACAATTTTATTTAGTTACAGCAGATGGTGGTTTCGATGAAGGAACTGATTTTAATCACAAAGAACAATTACATTATAATTTGATCCTAAGTGAAATTTTTGCTGCTATTAGTGTTCAAAAGGAAAATGGTCATTTTATTTTAAAAGTATTTGATATTTTAACAGAGACAAGTNTCCATTTACTTTACTTATTATTTCGATGTTATAAGGAAGTTTATGTTTACAAACCAAAAACAAGTAGACCTACAAATTCAGAAAAATATATAATTTGCAAATATTTTGATTTATCAGATGATAATCGTAATAGTATTCTAAATGAATTATCAGAATTAGCAAAAGAAATAACTAAAACTAAAACCAAATTCGTTTCGTTTACTTTATTTAAGGAAATTCCTAAATTATTCATTGAAAATATTAAATATGTCAATACAATTTTATTAGATAAACAATGTAATCATTTAGAAAACGCTATAAAACTTTGCACTAATAAAGAATTTTTAAACAACTATGATGCTAAATTACAAGAATCAATTGAAACAAGAAGACAAATTTTTCATAATTGGGAAAAATTGTACAATTTAAATGCATATGTATAATGTAAATGAGTAAATGTAATTGTAAATGCGTACCTTGCCTTTTATCAAAGTCTTCGGTAAATGTAGTTAAATTTAATAAATTATTATTTTTAATAATTTATTTGTAATATTATTTTTTAGTTTCGACTGGATTTTGAGTAGGGTCATAAAAAACAGGTCTTTTAGCACGAAGATCTTCATATGCTACACAATAATCTTGATCTTCTTTACATGTTTTAGGATTAAGATACAGCCATTTTGCAAAATCACCCTGAGCGTTTGGAATAGTAGTAGATGGCATAGTGTAAAATTGTCTTTGTGAATTCATTTTTCCAAAAATATCGTTTACATCTCTAAATAAATTATTGTTAAAATTACCATCGATTTCCTTTTTAACTTCAGGATCAGTTGTATCACATGCCGGTGGTCTATCGACCACATTTCCAGTATTTTCATCAATGTTAAGAAAATCTTTCATTGTAACATTCATAAAAGGATTGTCAAGAGTTGGTTTTGTACAACCTAATGTAGCTTCATTTTCCAACTTTTCAATATTTGGTTCGCTTGTTTTTGTTTCTTTTGTTTCTACATATTCTTTTTCCAAAGGTCTATTTACCCAAACAAAATATGTAATTAAAAGAGTTGCTAAAAATATAGAAATATAACCATAATCTGCATTATAATAAAATAGAACAATTGAAATATACAATGATAATCTTGCCAAGGCATTAAATTTTTCTTCTAATGTATAATCATTTATTGGAAAAAATTCGATCAATCTATCTGGATGTATCAATATACCAATATCATTATACCAAAACGGATCTGATTTTATATTTTTGTTCATTTATATTACATGTTAAAAAAAATTTTTAATAAATTATATAATAAACCTTTTAAAAAAAGGTTAACCAAAAAACCCTTGTTTTTGAAGGGGTTTGGTCCTACTTTAAACCTTTACTTTTGAAGGGTTTTGGTCCTACTTTAAACTTTTTGAAAGGGCTTTGGCCCTACTTTTTCTTTTTGAAAGGGCTTTGACCCTACTTTTTCTTTTTGATGTTACTTTTTTTAAAAGTAACTAAAGTAACTAAAGTAACTAAAGTAACTAAGGGTTTTGGGGTTGACCAAGATTTTTTAAAATAGATTGTGCTTGGGTTTGCAATAAATCCTTGTCAATGTCACCATTGTTGATTTTTTTTTCTATTTTTCCTGTAATATTACTTACCAAATTATCAATCGCNCTATTTGGTTTACCAGACATCATCGAACTTAACAAAGCCATTGGATCCAAATTTTGACTTTGAATATCTTTACTCAAATCAGATGCTAAATTCATAATTTCTTTATTACCCATTAATGATTGTAAAACACCACCCAAACCACCCAAATCACCCAAACCACCAGATTGCATCCCATTACCTTCGGTAAAGGTACCAGTAATACTACTTAAGATATTACCTAAATCAAAACTATTTTTAGGTACCTTACCGATGGCGAACCCATCAGTTCGACTAGGTACCTTACCGATGGCGNACCCATCAGTNCGACTAGGTACAATTTCATGTACAATTTCACTTTGATTTTCACTTTGAACTTTTAAATTAGAAACAAATTGATTAATGTGTTTTGTAAAATCTTCAATATTAGACATATCTGCAAATGCACTTTGTAAAACAAAACTTGACATGTACATGTTATATAAATAATTTACAATTGTACGTTTTGTATTCTTATTTTCATTTGCAAAAACACTAAAATCTAATATATCATTAAATAATACAACTTCATTTAAAAATGAGAAATGACTAGACTTTAGTTTTGTTTTAGACATTACTATATATGAAATTTTTTCTTCATATTGTTTTAATTTTTCTAAAATTGTACTAGTAAATTTAGTTACATTCTCATTATGTAATCTTTTTAAAAATGCATTTAATTTTTCAACATCTGATTTTGGAACATAATCAAAAGCTAAATCAATTTCATTAAAAAATTTTTTCAAGTTTTCTCTTAACTCTGCCTCTACCATAAGATGAAGAGAAGAACTTTGCGTTTGTTCTGTTTGTTCTTGTGGTTCTTGTGGTTCTGTTTGTTCTAGCGGTTCTTGTAGTTCTGGTTGTTCTGGTAATTGTTCTGGTTGTTCTGGTAATTGTTCTGGTAATTGTTCTGGTTGTTCTTGTAATTGTTCTTGCAGTTCTGGTTGTTCTGATAATTGTTCTTGTGGTTTAGTTTCTTCCATTTAATACATATGTGTAAAATAATTTAATAACACGACCGAGCCATTTAAAAATTGAATTAAATTTGACCTTTATATAAGATTGTAATATGTGTCTTTTATCTACGAAATCTTTTTGCAAGAATTGTTTTGACAGTGAAGATGGTATCTGTTCTGCTTGTTCGGTTGAATTAGGATATTGTTTAAACTGTATTTATTATGGGAATGGTAGTTTATGTATAAATTGTCTTGAATTGGGAGATGAAGGTGTTTGTTTAGAATTTGATTTACAAATGGTTTTGACATGGATTGAATACAATGATGATTTTTTTACTATTCAAGAAGCAGGTTTTGAAGAAGAAGACTTTTGATAATTAGATATTAATATCAATTAATATCTAAATATATTGTTTAAATTTTTTCGCCTGCTCTTAATAATTTTTGGAAATACAACCATACATGTGCTTTTTGATTATCAGTGATATCATTTGAAACCCATATGTTTCTTACTTTAGAAACAAAACCTAAATTATCTGAGTGTATAATAGTATCAACTTTTGTATGTAAAAAAAATTCTTCATCACAGTTAGAAATGTATGATTTATACGGTGATACATAATTCATAAATTGTTCTACAACTAATCTTGGATTACTATGTCTTACAAATTCTATAGTGCTTTTACATAAAACTAAATCTGATCTAAAAAAATAAAAATTGTTTTCTAGATAATCCATAAATTGATCTAATACATCATTAAAAATTTTGATCTGTAAAATTTTACTCATAATAATTATAATATGGTAGTTAATATAAAGTTGTAAATCAACCGACGTCAAAATATTTTCAATTTTTGCGTTAAACGTCTAAAACTAAAATAAAAAATTAATGTAATATAATTTATACATTTAAAAAGATGTCTGAAATAGATATAAATTCATCAGATTCTACAAAGATATATCATTCATTTAATAAGAGAATTAAATACCTACAAACTATTCGCCATGAAATTAAAAAAAGTAGAATTCTATTTGATGAAACTAGAGAACGTTTTGGACTAGATGAATTGTCACAATTGGTAAAGGTAAAAAATACATCGGAAATCAAGGGTTATCCGTTTAAAGGATATAAAAGAAGTTATAATAAAATAACAAGAGGGATAAAATTTGGTTTAAAAGTAGTACCAATTGAAACGAAATATGATAAATTAGAACATCCGTGTAATTTAGAAAGTATAGTATTGAAATATTTAACGGATAATATAGTGAATAAAAATATTTCTCCCCATTTAGTTTATTACTTGGGTACACAAAAAGTTTCTAATAAAAGTAAATCTTTAAAAATGTTAAATTTAAAACGTTTAGAAGTTGATGGTAGTATAAGAACACATTCAAATATGTTAATATCAGAATATGTGGACGGTGGTAGTTTAGATAATTGGATTTACAATACATATGAAAATGACAAAGAAATAGAAGATGACCAGTGGAAAAATATTGTATTTCAATTAATTTACACGATTGCTATTATACAAAAATATTATAAAATGATGCATAATGATTTTCATTATGGTAACATATTGATAGATACATCTATCAAACCAGGTGGATATTTAGTATACCAAATAGATCAAAAAACATATTATTTAAAAAATACAGGAATTATTCCTCGTTTATGGGATTTTGAATTTTCCATGGTTTATTCTGATAAAATACCAGATGCATATCCTAATAAATTTATACTGGGACCATATGAATATGACAGAAAATTACATAAAACAATTATTACGGATGATGAAATGGAAAATCTTTCAGATAGNGAATTAAACGTACCATTTAATTACAATGAAGTATACGATGTTCATTATTTTTTGACATCATTATTGGATTTGTATATTTCTCAGGAATTATTTGATTGGATTATCGAGTTATATCCTAGAGAACTTATACCAGATGATACGGATTCTACAGCATCTTCAAGTTCAAATTCAAGCGTAGCGTCAAGTTCAAGCGTTGTAGCGTCAAGTTCAAGCGTAGCGTCAAGTTTAGATAGTTTTACACATAGTGAAACTGAAACAAAATCTACATCAAATAAAAACAGTGATGATAATAAATATTTGCTAGAAGGTAGATTAATAAATGGAGCAAATGATGTTTTCCAATTACCTACACCTTTAGAATTATTAAAACAAAAGTTTTTCGAGCCATTCACTGTTAAACCAGATGATTTCGATGAAAAAACTGCAATATATTTTAACGCAGGGTTTTAAGTTAATCGCGCGCGCGGCCCGCCAATTTTTTTTTATGTTTATAGTATAAAAAAAAATGTCAATGTCTACTAGAATTTCTGATTTGCCTGGTCCATCTATTAATGAACCACCTATACAACAAATACAACAGCAGCAAGTTCCTCAAATGCAACAACAAATGCAAGGTGCCTTTACTGACGATGCCACTAGACGGCTACCAAATGAAGTTTTAAATGAATTGTCAAATATTAGTATTAATCAAAATGAACAATCGCCATCTAATATTCGTATGAATATTAAAAAAAAGGTACGTTTTGCAGATGAAAACGAAGATGAAGAATATGAAAATCCAAACTTTTTAACATTTATAAAATCTCAAATTACCGAAGATAATTTATTATTATTGTTATTGTTTTTTGTAATTACTAGAACAGAATTTGATGGTTATATCACTCTTATATCTCCATCTTATCTTTCTAACCCACTATTATTAAATGTTGTAAAAGCATTTGCAGTATTAGTAGTTTATTTAATAATGAAACAATACTTTTTACCCAAGATTAAATTGTAAGAGAAAATGTATTAAAAGATCAAATTTGAATTTATTGTTTAATTTAAAAAATTGATATATTACATATATAATATGATACCTAGCAATATATCTTATTTTGTAGGATTTACAAAAATTACGAGTAATCCTATAACTTTACATAAACCAATACCTGATGAAAATATTAGATTAATTTATGGTGATAGTAGAAAATTGTTAATAATAGATTCTGATGATATACCAGAACAAAATAGAAACAATGTATTTTTGAATATTTATAACATACCTAAAACAGAGTATGTTGAAAAAAAACTTAGTTTTAATTATTATTACGGGAGTCATTATATTTATCCATATTTAAATGAATTATCTATAGAATCTATGAAGGATGAACCTATAAAATTTATAGAAAGAACAAATTATTTTATAAATAGACACAGTAGAAAGGAAATTTTGTTTGTCAAAGTGGAAAAGTTAAAAGATAGGTATTTTATATCATATTATATAAAAGATAAAATCATTGAACTATGTAAATACGAATTCAACAATTCTCTTTCTATATCAAGATCTTCTTATTTATTAATACAATTATTAATAGCTCAAAAATGGACTGATCTTGTAAAACAAAACGATGATATTTTATCTAATATTCAAAATTTTGATTATAAAGAACAGTTTAATATTAATGAGGGCTTTGACCCTACTTTTTCGTCATTGTTAAAACCGGAGCGGAGCTTACATTTATATAATTATCAAAAGCAAGATATAATATGGATGAAATCTATTGAAAACAATGTAGATAATGGGTGCAATATAATAGAATACGATTATAGTCAAGAATACAAGGTACCTATATCGACAATGTCGTTAGACGGCAAGGTATTGGATGATTATTATTTATGTAATAACGCGATTTCGCGTTCTGTATCATCTTGTAAAACAATAGATGAAAAAACACAAAGAATATTTAAATACTATGGTGGAAATATTATATCAGAGGTTGGTTTAGGTAAAACAATTGTTACATTGTATTATATTTTACAAAATGACCGAGAATTACAATTGCAAAATGACAAGTTTGTAAAGTTTGGAGACGNTTGTAATTATTTTTATAAAAGGGGTAAGGGTAAGGGTAAGTGTTGTACAAACCCAAAACATATGAATTTTCATTATTGTAAACAACACATTAAAACACCATTTATGGATAAAAGACAATTACTCCCACAAAATTTAGAAGATTTTGATTTTCGTAAATATATTTTTTATACCAAAGATCAAAGTGTAGGGGGTATAAAAACAAACGCATCATTAATAATTTGTAAAAATCAATTATGTGACCAATGGGTTCAAGAATACTATGATAAATTTCAAAATAATCATAGAGTTTTGCTGGTAGTGACGTATGATCAATATTCAAATTTAACACTAGCTGATTTATTATTTTCAGATATAGTAATTATATCGTATGAATTTTTAACAAACAAGAGATATTTAAAAAACATTGAAAAATCAAGTACTAATTTATTATCAATGTATTTAAATTCATATGATAAAAAAGACAATAGTAGATTATTAGATACAAAAATTTTTAATTGTTTTAGTCTGTTTTATTGGAATAGAATTGTATACGATGAAGCTCACGAAATATCTTCAACCTTATTGGAAAAATGTAATTTATCTAGTAAATACAAGTGGAATATCACAGGAACTCCATTTGTAGATAAATCATCTAGTTTTCTTAAGCTAATGTCATACAATACTGATTATACATTTACCGAAGACTTCGGTAAAAGGCAAGGTACAAATAACTTGTTTAATTATAATTTAACAAACATGTCAACAAATAACTTGATCAACATGGGATTTGACGATGGTAACATAATAAACAAGTGTAAATTTCTATTCCGTAGAAATACAAAAGATAATATAGAATATGATAAAAACATTATAAACGAATTTACAAACTTGTTGGAATTTACTTCACAAGAAAGAACTATTTACGATGGGTATGTATCTGGTGCCAAAGGAAATTATATAAATTTTTTAATAAAATTGTGTTGTCATCCAGAATTAAATGAAGATACGCGCGAAATGATTAAAAATTGCAAAACGTTTGACGAAATACACAATTGTTTATTAAATTATAACAAAAGTCAAATTGAAACAGAAGAAATACGTATAAAAAATATAGAATTAGATATAAAATCTTACGAAAATGAAATTGAAGAATCTTATGAGGAATCTGTAAAGTTAAAGATAAATTTATTAAAAAGAAAATTAACTACATCCAAGAAAAATTATGAAAGTATATCTAGAACATATAATTATTTAAAAACTCGATTAGAAAATTTGCAAACTTCCGAAGCATGTCCAATTTGTTTGGAAACTACGTGTATTCAGGATATAGCTATAACAAAATGCGGACATAAATTTTGTTGGGATTGTTTATATCAAACACACAAGTCAAAAGAATCAACATCAACTATTATAAAATGCCCATCGTGTAATACATTAATATCCAATAAAGAAGTTTATTTATTAAAAGAAAATGAACCTACACCATCTAATGCAGAAGGTAACGAATTATCAAGTATTATACAAACAGTAAAATCTACAAAAATAGGAAATATTATACATTTTTTAAAACAAATACTGTATGATAATAATAACAAGGTGATTTTGTTTTCTCAATGGGATGAATTATTACATAAAGTTGGTAATATTTTAACCAACCAAAATATAAAACTAGTTTATTGTAATGGTAGTGTATATCAACGTAAACGGGCGATTAATCTATTTTACAAAGATCCTGATACAAATTTGATTTTACTATCATCAAAAAATTCAGCTAGTGGTATCAATTTAACCGTAGCAAATAAAATTATATTTTTAGAGCCAATATACGGAAATCAAGAATATAGAAAAAATGTAGAATGTCAAGCCATAGGNAGAGCTGATAGATTAGGTCAAACTAGACCAATAGATATTCATAGGTTTATTATAAAGGATACTATAGAACAAGACATTTATAACAATTGTATAGATGATGGTAAGATAAAAGGACTCTTGTAAAAAGAATCTTTCTTATAAAAAAGTTGAATTTGTATTACTTAAAACATATTTAAAACACAAACATTCTTTATTTATGAAAGATCTAGTAAAATCAATTTTAAAAGTTATAAATAATGTAAATAGCACAATTGATATGAGCAAAGACGACAATAAACCCTTAAACTTTATATATGACAAAAACGAAATTGATTATCTACTAGAACAATGTAAATTATTAGAATTTACATTAGATAATCAATATTTTTCAAATTTAGTATCAGATTTAGAAGATAATCTTGAATACAATATCGAATCAATTTATATATATAATATTTTAAATTCAATTAAAAAATATTTCAATCACATCTAAATTTAAAAAAAACAAATACTTACCCATTTAAAAAATTTATTTAAAAAAACAAAATACTTATAAATTAAATGGAAATAAATTTATTTAAAAAAACAAATACTTATAAATTAAATGGAAATAAATTTAGAAAATAAGGCGTCTACAGATCAAGACATTATAGAGAATTTTATGAAAATTCAAAAAGACACGGGTCAAGGTTCGCGTTTCAGGCATTTAGTATTTGCTAATCAAACATATTGGGAACATTTTTGCGATTCATTAGGTTATTTTAAAAGTAGTATCTGTGCGTCATTATACTTTTTTTGTCATGCGTTTTTCCCAAATATTTTTGAACAATCCGGGTCAAAAAAGATAAATGAACTAAATGATAAAATACAGATGAAATATATTAAAAGAATAGGTGAAATAAAATTAGAAATGCACAACAATAACAATAACAATAACAATAACAATAATAATAACAATTAGGATTTTTTTTTTCTTGTCTTTAATTTAAGCTCTACTTGATGTTTATATATAAACCCGTCATTACTGTTATTACAGAAGCTTTTATTGTTGGTATATGTTTACTCGCTCTGACTAAACTACTTGAAAATTTTATTGTAAAAACTCCTGGAAAAATTGATATGGATATAATTAAACTTATTTTTATTTCTGGATTTTTATTTCATATTATATTTGAATATACAGGTATTAATTTTTGGTATTCAATGAATTACCCACGTAGTTAATACAAAATACATTTGAATTTAATTTTTCGAATATTTTTTTATATAAAAATTAAAATGTTTATATAAAACATAAAACGCACAAAATGTTTATGAATATAATAGCGCGTTCAATATTAGTTTTAGGAGGCTTGTTTTACTTTGTGCAAGCTTCAGGATTAAAAATAAATTACGGTGATTCTAGGTATCGTTTAGTAGCATTTATGATTGGTATATGTGCATTGTATTTTGCATTCGACAGAGATTATTATTTACCATTTTTAGGTAAAAGTGTAATACCAATTATTAAAGATAATCGATCATCACCTAATTTAAAAGAAATTAAAATATCAAATCTTCCTCCTAATACGCGAATTTTATATTGGGCAGCTAAATCTGCAAGCAGCATCGGTGATGCTACAGGCGAACTAGATTGGAGAGTGTACAATGATTATTCAAATAGTGGCGTAGTTCAATCAGATATTATTGGAAATACAATTGTAAAAATCGAATGCCCAGTTGAATATAACGTTCCATTATTTCTTGGTATAGGTAAAAAAAGATTAAAAAGACATTTACATTATAGATACGAAATTCCTGGACAAACAGGTTTATTTTCAAGAGTTTATACCAAATATATAGAGTGTTAAAGTAAACGTTACTTTAGTTACTTTTTTTAAAAGTAACTAATCCTTTTTTTGCTTTTTGTTATCTTTTTGAAAGGGCTTTGGCCCTACTTTCCCCCTTTTGATGTTACTTTTTTTAAAAGTAACTAAAGTAACTTTGCTTTTGGTCTAAAAACAATTTTTCTAAAACGATTCATATCTTTATCTTTTATTACCATTTTTGATATCTTGTGAAACGATTCTCCTAGTAATCTTTTAATAATAAAATGAATAGCAAACATTCCACATTCGTTATTTTCGTATTGATGTTTAGTCTTATTGTATAAAATTTCATATGTGGTTTTACAGTTTTTATGTAAATAATTTTGTACGCGTTTGATAAATGCGTTTATGTTTTTGTTTGGCAAGTTACCCACAGAATCGTAATATTCAATAGTTTTATTTTTATTATCAATTAAAAAAGCAACCCAGTGGCTACCTGATTGATTATGATTATCTAAATTAAATACTATAGAATATTTATTGTAATTACAAATATCTTTATAATTCACTTTTGTTAATTTATAAAAATCAGAAGGTAAAGCTCCTAAAAATTTAAAAGATTTATCTATTTCTTGATATTGTTGCAAGACACGATTAATGTCTTCTGTCCACAACCAAGAGTTTGCATCTTTTATCTTTGGTTTAAACGTAAAATCGCGAATCTTGTCTCTAAGATAAGGATCTTTTATATTATTTATAAATTCCAAGTCTACCCAACAATATTCATATGGACAAATTTTTTCGAGTCTGTTGTAAATAGAATACCACAATTGTTTTTTTGTTTTTTTACTAATATTTATAATTTTTGTAGAACAAGTTTTACTTTTTAATTTATTCGAAGATTCTAACAAACATAATTTATTTTTCTGAATGTAAATATTTAAAGCTAACGCAATTTCTTTTAATTCATCGTGGTCAAAACATGTATAATGATTACCAATACCAGTTACATTAACATTCGGTGAACAATATGACATCTTATATATATTTAACAAATGTTTTAAAAAATCGTAATTAATTTAATTTAAAAGTAATAAAACTATAAATAATAAAACCTAATTAATAAAATGTCTTGTCAAAATTATTCAGAGCTTTTCATCAATACATTTATTCAAACCTTGGCTCAACTTTCAGCTGTTATTGTAAGCGGGTCATTAGCAGTTCCTGTTTATAATTATTATATTTATAATCGTTCAAATTTAAAAGAAGACGTCAAAGTCACAGACACACACGACACAGACACAAACACAAATAGTAGTGATTTTACAGACGATACATTACCAATGGATGACCTTAACGATCAACAATTTAGAATGGAAGAACCCGATATTATTAATCATTAAGTACCTTTACCGAAGTCTTCGATAAAAGCCAAGGTACCTTTACCGAAGTCTTCGATAAAAGCCAAGGTACAATATACAATATATATAATAAAAATAAGCTTTAAAAAGTAAAGCTTATTTTTTTGATTTTATTTACCGAAGTCTGCCCCTATTAACTCTATAACTGTACCAATCATAATCGTTATAATAATTCCAATTGTGATGATAGTCATTATAGTGATTGTAGTCGTTATGGTGATGGTTGTCATTCCAGTGGTGGTTGTTACTCCAGTGATGGTTGTCATTCCAGAGGTCATTATTATTCCAGTGGTTGTTGTTATTCCAGTGGTTGTTGTTATTCCAGTGGTTGTTGTTGTTATTCAAGGGTTTATACATGTAGCGTTTATAGTACATATATTGTTCTTTTTATATATTACACCAACAAAATAATTTTTTGTAAATAATAATTTATTTTTAAATTAAACTCGATTGAACCATTTCTTTTACTAAATCTTCAAAACTGTATTTTGGACACCATTTTAATTCATTTCTTGCTCTTGAAGAATCACCTATTAAACATTCAATGTCAATATCACGATAATATTTAGAATTAACTTTTATAATTATTTGTGGTTCTAAATCATTTTCCGTTCCCTTTTTAACACCTACTTCATCTACACCATCACCTTTCCATACAATTTCAACTCCAATTTCTTTAAATGCTAATTCAACAAATTCACGAACAGAATGAGTTGTATCATTAGATAAAACATAATTCTTTGGTTTTTCTTGCTGTAACATTAAGAATATCCCATAACACATATCTTTTGCATGAGACCAATCACGTTTAGCATTTAAATTACCTAATTCTAAAGGTTTAATTAAATTATTTTTATAATATTTTGCAACATAATCAGTAATTTTTTTTGTTACAAAAGTTCCACCTCTACGTGGACTTTCATGATTGAAAAGTAAACTATTTACAACAAACATTCCATACGCATCACGATACATATTACATAATTGTTGGGCAGCATATTTTGATATCGCATACACTGAACACGGATTTTGTGGTGAATCTTCATTTAATTTAAAACTACCATCTGTAATATTACCAAAAATCTCAGAAGTTGACGCCTGATATATTTTACAGGTTTTTTCCATTCCTAAATTTTTAACACTTTGTAATATATTGAGAACACCTAAGGTATTTGTTTGAAACGTGTAATTCTCAATATCATGACTCACTTTCACATGTGACATCGCGGCAAGGTTGTATATTTCAGATGGTTTAACTTTTGATATAATGTTAAAAACATTCATACTATCTGTAATATCACCATGATGTAAATGAAGTTTATCAAAAATATGATCAATATTTTGTGTATTAAATGTAGCGGATCTTCTTATAATACCGTGAACAATATACCCTTTTTCTAATAATAATTCTGCTAAAAAACTTCCGTCCATTCCTGTAATCCCCGTTACGAGTGCTACTTTTTTATTTTCTTCTGATAATTCCATTATTAATATATAATGATAATTGTTTTTAAATCAAAATTTTGAACGAAATTTAACATTTCTTTGATCAATATAGGTTCATAATTAATATCATTTTCTATACATAATCTTTTCATAATTATAAGAGGTTTTGAAAATATAGGGTACTTTTCAATAAGTACAGTAGTACTTTTACTTCCAAAATTTGTAGCATAAGATAATTTACCACCTTTTAAAATTTCTCTAAACAATTGACCAGAACCCATTCCACATTTTTCTTTAGTTTCATTTGAACGAATCAACCCATATGAATTACTTAATGGACCAATCTTCCTTCTTTGTGATACACTCATTTTTAATCTAGTTTCATCTGATACTTTTTTACCTTTCGTTGCTTCACTAATTTTCTTTTTTTTTTCTTCGCTACAAACTCTATTTAAATTTCCACCACTATCATTATTATAACCCTTGTTCCTATTCAATGTACCAAATAATTCTATAAAATAACATTCCCAAAAATCTAATTTATCATAATTTATAGTCTGATCTTTCATTAAAATTGTATATTCAAAATTTTCATATCCGTATTTTCTCATAGCTAAATATATGTAATAATTCTTTTTAATGTGATTACATTTATGACATCTCTTTCTACTTTCAAAATTAACTGTTTGACCAATATATTTTTTACCATTCGTTAAATTTTCAATTAAATAAACACATGCAATTTTTTGTTTCATTATTATTTAAATAATAATGAATTGTTTTTAAATTAATTTAATTTACCATATGATTCGTACAATTCAAATGTCGGTCGTTTTATAAAATATTTTTAATCTGATTATTCATATGACATGTATAATATGTCGCCAGGTTAATTTATTCAACATACTACAAGACTATTGTATTTGTTTTAATTGTTTTCATATTTCTAGGTACCTTACCAATGGCGAACCCATTAGTTCGGCAAGGTACCTTACCAATGGCGAACCCATTAGTTCGGCAAGGTACCTTGAAAAAGCAAAATGTGACGAACCTACGAGCAACAGCAACATCAATAATAATAAAAATGTAAAAGAAAGTTGTAATAGTATTTTCCTTCAATATTTATTTAAAGAAATAGAAGATCTAATTGAATCTAAAAGTAAAATTAATGTAGTTAGTATTAATGGTTCAGATACAGTTCTTTTAGATTTAATAAAAAGTCGTTTTAGTGGAAATGTAAAGACAATATCTATATCGGAAAAGTTTAATCCTAGTTATTTTTCAGAGCATAAATGTTATAAATTATCATTAGATATGTATACAGGTATGGATAATTATGATACCTTTGATGTTATTATTTTAAATGGAATGTGTAACATTACACTAGATCCAATAAATTTGTTGAAAAAATGTAAAACAATTTGTAATAGCGATGGGTATATTTATAGTATGAAATTAAACGCATCAGTTTTATTGGTACGAAGCCTGGAACCCCTTGTCAATACAAGACATATTTGGACAACACATTCTGTAAAAAAGTTATGTCAATATTCTGAAATGTTATTAAGTGATATTTATAAAGTACCAGATTCAAATAATAAAATATACAAAATTGCCAAAAACAATGACAAATTGACTACACCAATAGTTGAAGATTTATACGATGAAATGTGTTATGGTTTTTATAACATTGCGCTATACCAATATATAAAACATTGGAATTCATAAGACGGCAAAAGTTTATATTTATTATATTTATTATATTTATTATATTTATTGTAATTTATGATGAATTCTATAATTGAAGAATTACCTATAATTGAAGAATTACCTATAGAAATTTTGATACAAATATTAAAATATATAGATTTACGTGCTTTATCAAAATTAACTTGTACTAACAAATTAATTTGTAAAATAATATTAGACAACAAGTGGTTTTTTGTGGATAATCTTATAGATAGTGGTAATTTGTTGATACCATTAACAAAAGAAACATATTTTAATTATAAATATTATGTAGATTGGAGTAATATTATTTTACAAAATGACACAACAGGATATAAAATACCAGAAAGTGTTATAGAATGGATTAACGATACTCAAGATTTACAAATAATATCTTCTTATCAAGAATTTTCACATAATTTAATTTATAAATTAATTGATAAAATCTCTTGTAAAAATTTACTAAATAATCAAGATTTACCAATAGATATACTATGCTTGTTTATTGATTCCGAAAATACTAATGGATTGTACGTATTAAATAATGCTGATTGGTTCACAATTTGGTCAAAACAAACTGTAAATTTTGATTTTATTGTAAAATACGAAGAATATATTCAATGGCATCCGTTGTGTGGTAATAAATCATGTGTCAGTTTTGAATTTATAAATAAATATCACAGTAAAATCATATGGCCAGAATTTACAAAACATAGCATTAATGAAAAAATACTAGAAAAATTTATTAATCATTTTGATTTTATTTCTTGGAATAACATTTCAAGATATACGCAATTATCTGACGAATTTATAAAAAAATATATATTGTATTTAGATTTAGGATGTATTTTCAGATATCAAACATTGTCTTCAGAATTATTAAATACATTAACAGAATCATTTACAAATGATGAATTTATATTTAATTTTCAATCAATTTGCTTATATCAAAAATTAACATCTGAATTTATAATAAAATACAAAGATAAAATTTCAATAAAACATTTAATCCGTAATAAACATATACCTAAAGCTATTCTACATTATATTTATGGAAACTAAATAAAAAAGTAACTTTATTTTCTAACTGTTTCATAATTTTCTATAAAATATTTAATTGTTTCTTTTAAATAAACATCCAATGGTGTAAATTTAAAATTCGGAATATATGCTAAAAGTTCATCACTTGACACTGTCTTTTTAAATTGACCTTCTGGAAAACTTGAATCATAAACAACAGGTCCATTAAAATCAAATTCTTTAACAATTTTATTTACCAATTCTTTAATAGTAATTTCATCTTCAACTGGTGGTCCAACAATAAGCTGATTAAATTGCTGAGATAATGTACAATTGACAAAATGTAAAATAATTTTTGCAAAGTCTGTTGAAAACACAAACTGTCTATAACTTTCTCCTAATCCCTTAATAATCAAAGGGTTGTTATTTTTTTTAGAAATAAAACATTTGTGTATTAAAGCTGGTAATACATGTCCATCACTTAAATTAAAATTATCATATTTACCTGCTAAATTTGTTGGAATCAAGTTTACTACTTCAGTTTCTAAAGATTTTGAAAGAAGTTTAGAACCAGTACTGAGAATCCTTTTGCTAAAACTATACCCTTCATTAGAATTATGAGGAGGTCCTAAATCAATTTGGTCACTTGTTAATGGCAATCTACAAGCTGCAGGAAAAACACAACTTGATAATATATTAATCAATCGTTTAATTTTATATTTTCTACATGCTTCTAAAACATTTGTATTAATTTTAATATTATCAACTAACATAGTATAATTATTACTAATATTACCATATAATCCAGCTACTTTTGCTGCCAAATGAATTACTATTTCAGGTTTATTTAAATTAAACAAATCATCAACTTGTTGTTCATTTCTAAAATCGCAATCGTTACTATTCAAAAAAATAAATCCAAAGACGTCGATAAAAGGCAAGGTACCTTGTAAATTGACCAATTCTTTAATTGAACTACCTACAAGTCCTGAGCCACCTGTAACTAATACTTTCATTTATTTATATTTGTATATTTTTAAATTTTTAAATAGACTTTGATAAAAGGCAAGGTACAATTACAAATTGATTCTTCCTTGGAAGAATTCTTTAGATAAAATAATTTACTGGTAAATTTCCAGATTCTTTAATTAATTTTAATGAAATTTTAACTAGATGATCAAGATCAAAATTAGTCTCACCATATCCCAAAGTTGTATAAAACTCCATACGTTTTGGTTTTGTATTATAAACCTTACAGTTATTGTTTAAAACTACAAAACCAACTGGTGTTGATTCGTTTAAAATCATATTTTTAATATAATTCACAAATTCTAGATCAATGGAGATTTTTGTTTTATTATTATTTAATAAAAAACAAGAAAAGATTAAATATCTTGGGTCGTGATTATTATCAACTAAAAAATTTAAATAGTTGCGTATTTGATCACTTGTATGTGATATACAAAATACTACATAATATTCTTCTAAATCTTTATAAATTACAAATTTATAAAAACAAGATGTCTTCCATGTATTATAAAAATCATCTATATCATTTTTATGAATATGTAAAACAACTAATTTATCACAAGTAAAAAACCATGTTTCTGTAAATGAATCTTTGACAATTTGATAAGTTATATTTTGCGGTACATTTAAAAAAGTCGTTTTTATAGTAAAATTTTTTATAATAGTGGTATTAATGTACTTTGATAAATGTAAATAAAAATAACAAATAGAATATTTTAAACTGTTTATTTTATTATATATATCAAAGTCATCAGAATCATCATATTCAAAATTTTTCAAAAATTGAATCATATAGTTTCTATTTATTTTACAGTATTTCTTTATTCTTAACATAAACTGTAGTGTGGCCTCTATTCTTATATATGTATATAAAAAATTGAAAAAATCCATAAACAATAATAATTAAATGGACAATCAAGAAATATCTTATATTCTAAGTATTATATCGCTTGTATTTTACAGTATATTATATTTACCTCAATTTTTTGCTATTTTTAAAGCAGGTTCTTCTGAAGGTATTTCACTATGGACTATTTTATTATGGACTCAAGCTGATATCTTGAGTTTGATGGGTACTCTTCTTTTATATATGCCATCATCAATTATTATAATCGGTTGGTATCATTATTATGTCGGTGTCTTGATGACAATATATATACTATATTACACTAAAGAAAAGTCGTCAATTTATTTTAAAATGAAATGTTTAATCNCATTTGGGTTTTTAGCCATTAATACTACTATATGCGTTTTATTAAATATACATGTAAAATCTAGCCAGGATGATATAGGAGCTATTTTAGGATGGATTACAATGGTATTTTATACAGGTGGACGTTTACCACAAATCTGGATGAATTATTCAAATAAATCTACTGGTAATTTATCAGTTTTAATGTATACTTTTACTATCATTGGCAACTCGATATACATAGGTGTTATTACAGTAAATCCTGAATACATTGTAGAAAATATTCCATGGATTGTAAATGGTGTATTTTCAATTATGTTGGATCTTGTTGTATTAGCACAATACTATTATTATAATTATAAAGAAATTCAAAATGCTAAACAACTTATTTAAAAAGTAGGGTCAAAGCCCTTCAAAAGTATTACATATACTTTTTAAAATCAAAAAAATAAGCTTTTTTTTAAAGCTTATTTTAAAATGTCGTACAAGAGGATTGGTTTTATTTAAAAAGATATTTTATTACATAAATAACATGTCAATCCAATATTATAAAAGTAAAAATTTGGTGTTGACGTATTTAAATGACCTTCACCGTGAACTAGAAGAAGGACCATGTTTTGATGAAAATTCGGACACCTTAAATGAAGGTACCTTTAATTCTTCCAATGAAGAATTCGCTAGACGGCAAGGTACCTTTACCAAACTTATATGTAATAGAGCTATTACAAAATATTTCGTAATGGATGACTATCATTATTTTATGAACTTTATCAAAAAATGTAACAAACGTGATTTTTACGAATTTATACCAGCGAATAAACCAGTCAGTTTTTTTTACGATATAGAAATTTATAAGGAAGAAGAAATTTATAAGGAAGAAGAAATTTATAAGGAAGAAGAAATTTATAAGGAAGAAGAAATTTACAAGGAAGAAGAAAAATTGAAAGAGGAAGACGGGGAACCATTTGAAGAACCAGTTGACATTAACGATGGTGAACATACTATGAATTATTACGATGATTATAATCAAATATTAGACGAATGTATAGGAAAAGTCGAAGATTTAATAAAAATACAATTTGATAATTTATATATAAAAAAAATTATTTTAGAATCACATTCAGATATAAAACGTAGTTTTCATGTTATCTTGAGGTTTATTGATAAAACGGACGATAAGGAAATTGTATTTGACAATGTTCAAACATTAAAAACATTGTATAAATTTTTTGGTTTAGATAAATATCGTGATGTACAAAATAGGTATTTAGTAGATCCTAGTGTTTACAGAGAAGGATTGTTTAGGACATTGTATAGTAATAAAAACGGTGAAAACAGACCATTTAAAAAAAGTGATCTGAGTGACGATTTTGAGGATGTAGAGTCATTTGTATGTTATATTAAAGATAAGTACAAATTGGTAGAAAACGATACCTTTACTGATGATGTTACGGAATTAATTATGGGTGACCTTCGGCAAGGTGACCTAGTGGTAAATGTTCCAGAAGAATTAAACAACGATGATAAAACAAAATTGAGGAAATTTATACAAAAAGAATTCCATCATTTTCCAAATAAAATACGAGATGTATTTATAGACAAAGATCATAACTGTATAGTGATTGCTTTAATAGAAAGATATTGTCCATTTTTGGATAAAGAACATAGAGGTAACAATCAATATGTTGTAATAGATACGAGTAGTGCTAAACAAAAATGTCATAATACAGAATGTAAACATGATAAATACAATGAAATCAAATTGGAAAATTATCCTGTTGAAATCAATGAAATTATTAAAAAATGTTTAAAAGTCAATAAACAAGAGTTGGAATTAATAGATCATGCAATTATAGAATGTAAACATTATATCAATGAAAATTTTGACCAAGATATAAAAGAAGTGTTATTTGATAGAAAAGAAATGATTTTCAGGGGTAGTGTTGCTAATAAAAATTTAGCACGTGTTTTAAAAGGAAAATGTCCAGAATGTAATGTGGAACATCAGATAAGTGATAATGGATACTGTTTAAAATGTAAAGTATGTCAGGCTATATTTCCAAAAACTCAAATTATACCAATAGACGATAGATATAAACATTTGAATAGTTTTTGGATGAACTACAATCAATTAGTCAACCATGGAACTATTAATAATATTATAAACATTTATAATAATGGCGAACAAGATTTCAGTTGTGATATAAAATTGGATGATAGTATTTTCAAAAACAAGGATGTTACGAATATAATAAATCAGGTATTGGATGGTCATAAAATCACAATGATTTCAAAGTTATTGTTTTTTATAAATAAGGATTTTGTATATTCAAGGAATAATTGGTATTATTTTAATAGTTCAATTTGGAGAAGTGACAATGACAATATTGAAATGAAAAAGTGTATTATAGATTTGTCAAAAATGTTTGATAAAATAAAGACGTATTATGATGTTAGAAGTACAGATGGAACAACGATTACATTGAATAAAAATATTAAAAGTTTAATCAACAAGTTTCACAAGCCTGGTTATCAGGATGATATTATAAAGGGTGCAAAAATTTACAATAACGACGAACTTTTTATTACGAAATTAAATAGTAAAAAGCATTTGCTTCCATTTACAAATGGTGTATATGATTTGTTGGAAAACAAATTTCGTAATACAAGAAAAGATGATTATATAAATTTAACAGTTGGGTTTGAATTTCCTTCATTTGAAAATCCAGAAGTTCGAATATTTTTAGAACAAGTGTTACCTATAAAGGGTGTTAGGGATTACGTGTTAAAAAAAATGAGTGAGTGTTTGAATGGTGATATACCAAATACGTATTTTTTAATGTTTATAGGTGATACAGGTGCAAATGGTAAAAGTCAGTTGTTAAATTTAATGAAATTAACAATGGGTGATTTCGGAGAAAAAGTAGAAGTCACATTGTTAACACGTAAACGTAATAATGCAAATGAAGCAAATACGGAAAAGGTTAAATTAATGAATAAACGTTTTGCTTTTCTTAGTGAACCAGAAGATGGTGAAAAAATTAATATAGGGTTATTAAAAGAACTAACTGGTAGTGAAGAAATTGTTGCAAGAGGATTATATCAAGAAGCTATGAGTTTTGTTATGGAGGCAAAATTATTTTTGGCGTGTAATGAGTTACCAGAAATCAAGGGTGAGGATACAGCTCTGTGGCGTCGTATTCGTGTAATAGATTTCCCTTCACGTTTTGTAGATGATCCAAAGGAATCAGGTGAATATAAAATAGATAGAACACTTCCGTCGAGAATGAGAGAAGATGTATCGTGGAGACAAACATTTATGAAAATTTTACTAGATTATTATTTTATAGATGTAAAAGAACCTGTAGAAGTTCAAGTCAAAACAAACGAGTATCGTCAGGAAAATAATGATTTTTACAGTTGGATGGATGAAAACGTTGAAGAAAAAACAGGTAGCATTTTAAAATTAAAAGACGTATGNGAATTATATACTGGTAAACCAAAAATACCGTCTAAAATGTCAACAAAAATTAAAGTAGAAATAGAGAAATATATCAAAATCAATTTCCGTAATTTAAAAGAAAAATACGCAGATTCAAAATTAAATGGCGAACGTTATAGAGGATGGGTAGGTTTACAAATCAGTGAGGACACATCTTAAAATAATACAAAAATTACATTTTTCAACATCAAACGATCAAATATGGACTGACTCTTTGAACTCGCCAAGGACTCGCCAAGACGCGCCATAAATGGTCGTGCACCGCCAGGACCGCCATAATCCCAACACTTTTCTAGATTTTTTATATTTTTGACTTTTTACAACTTTTTTAATTTTTTCTAAAATTTTTTTCCCTGGACTTTTCCCATTTATGGCGGTGATGGCGGTGCACGACCATTTATGGCGAGTCCTTGGCGAGTCCTTGGCGGTCCTAGCGGTCCTTACCTTGTTTTGTGGATTCATTGTTATATTTGTTGTATTTTTATATTTTTTTTTAGAAAATATCAAAAAAAATATATATAAAACACATAATAAGCATTCTTGAAATTGTCAAAAAAAACCCTTAATTTCCTTAAAAAAAATTAAGAAAAAA